CTTCCCACCGCTGATGTTGCCCCGGTGGTCAGATGCAAAGACTGCGAATACAGCTACGATGAAATAAGCTATCTGTGCTGTTCCCACGGCGTTTGCGTTGATTGCGAAGTGCCGCCGAACTTCTCCTGCGCATACGGAAAAAGGCGGGCGGAAAAGGAACCGCCGGAGGAGGGAGAAATATGATTGACTACAAGCGCATATGCATTGACGAGCTGAAGTGCCATAGCTATAAGCTCCGGTCGTTGGAAAGCCTGCCGGAAGAAATCCGCCGCTACAATGAGCAGATGGACGGCATTCGGTCCGCTACCAGCGATGCTACACCAGTAAAGGGCGGTGGATGCGGCCGGGAAGATCGTTTGATTAACGCAATCTCCCGCCGGGATGCGCTCTCGGCAAACCTTGCGGTAGTCAAGTGGCAGACCTCCCAGGTTGAGAAAGGACTGGCCTGCCTGACGGAAAAGCAGCGGCGCATCCTTGAGTTGTTCTACATCCGCCGGGAATACGGCTACATACAGCGGCTTTGCCAGGAGTTCAACGAGAGCGAGCGGCAAATCTACTACGATAAGGACGAAGCCCTCCGGAGATATGCCCTTTGCCGGTATGGGTTGACCGAACTGTAAAGTTTGCAGAAACATTGCAGAAATAAGATGCATATACAGTGTATACTGATAGCGTGGTAAAACACAGACTTCCCTTGACATTCCTCCTGGTGGGGAGCCGGGCCCCTAATCCCGGCGATCTGCTCCCGTAGCTCAATGGTAGAGCGGCTGCCTTGTAAGCAGCGGGTTATAGGTTCAAGCCCTATCGGGTGCTCCACCTTCATGTTTTACCTCCTTTTTACGGTGTCGCCGATGCCCCGTTATCCCATCGGCCGAAGATACATGACCTTCGTAAAAAAGGTGCCGCGCTGGCAGACCGCAAGTTCGCAATAGCCTGCCTTACCAAAAGCAGTCAGAGAGTACCGAAAGGCGCTCTCTTTCTTTATGCCATAAAGGAGGGGATACCTATGGATTTAATAGTCCGCAAAATCCCGCAGAGCGACACCATCAAGGTATATCCGGTATCTGATGTGCATTTGGGCAGCATCCTACATGATAAAGAGGGCTGGCAAGCATTCTGCCGCCGGGTAGAGCGGGAGGATGCTTATCTCATCCTTGGCGGCGATCTCATCAACAACAATACCCGGAACGCGGTGGGAAGCCCCTTTGAGGATTATATCCGCCCGCGGGAGCAGAAAAAGATGATGGTGGAAATGCTAACGCCCATCAAGGATAAGATACTCTGCGCGGTATCCGGTAACCACGAAGCGAGGACAGCCAGGGACACCGACCAAGACATTATGGGCGATATCATGTGCAAGCTGGACATGGAGGACTACTACGCCGAGGACATAGCATTCCTCAAGCTGGAGATTGGGCGCAGGGTAACAAGAGATAACCCTATCACCAGCTATACGATGGCTGTTACCCATGGCTCCGGCGGCGGCATTTACACCGGTGCAACGGTCAACCGCAATGAGCGCTTCGGCTACACCATAGAGGGCATTGACGCTCTGATTGTTGGCCATACCCACAAAGGCACCATCAGTAAGCCCAAAAAGATCGTGGTGGACAGTAACAACAATGTTATCCGTACCAAGCAGCTGGTAGTGGTTAGCTGTACCGCATGGCAGCAGTACGGGGGCTACGCAGCCCGGAAGATGCTATTGCCAAGCAGCGAGAGCGACCATGAGCAGCCGCAGACGCTCCTGCTGTGCGGGAACAAGACAGGCACTAAGCGGATAACCACGGTTTGGTAACAATAATTGGTAGCCCGGCATAGTAGACACCGGGAGGGATAGGGCGGGTAATGATAAAAGGAGGGCACATGGATTTACAAAAAGCAGATAGCAAAGAGTATTTGGAGTTTATAGATAAGTTTGCTCCAAAAACGACAACTGACGATTGTTTTACGCCTCCGTTGGTATATGATGCAGTAAGAGACTGGGTTTGCAAAGAGTACGGGGTGGACAAGGATAAGATCGTCCGCCCATTTTATCCGGGAGGAGATTATCAGAGCTTCGACTATTCAAACGGTGCGGTTGTTGTAGATAACCCGCCGTTTTCTATTTTATCAAAGATATGCACACATTATCTTGATGAGTGTATTCCATTCTTCCTGTTTGCTCCGGCGCTTACATGCTTATCCGGAAAAGAACTTGTAATGAATGTGTGCCATGTTATGACCGGTTCAGCAATAACCTATGCAAATGGCGCAACAGTGAGAACAGCATATGTAACAAATCTTGACGATCCTGACCTCGTTGTAAGAACCGCGCCAGACCTATCGTCTGCTATAAAAATTGCCAATGAAACGCACCTCAAAGAAAAAAAGAGAGTTTTGCAAAAGAACAAATACCCGGATTATGTTTTGACGGCAGCGATGGCAAACTTATACGCAAGCCGTGGGGTAGACTACAAACTGCGAAAATGCGATTGTGTAAAAATAAGTGCGTTAGACGAGCAGAAAGAAAAGAAAAAAACCATATTCGGTTGCGGTCTTTTACTTTCAGAACGAGCAGCAGCAGAACGAGCAGCAGAACGAGCAGCAGAACGATGGATGCTATCGGATAGGGAATGGGAAATAGTTAGGAGCCTTGGCGATGATTCCGTTTGATTACAATTCTCCCAACTGGAGAAGAAAGCGCCTGCAAATATTAAAGCGTGACGGATATATGTGCCAGCACTGTAAGAGGTATGGCAAAGCAGTACCGGCAACAACCGTCCACCACATCCAACACGCTGACGAGTACCCAGAGATGGCCTTTGCCGATAAAAATTTAATTAGTCTCTGCGAGGGCTGCCATAACAAGCAGCACCCGGAAAAAGCAACAGCAGCAAGGGGCCGTTACTGATACCCCCCTATCCGTTGCGCCTTCCGCCTGTCTATGGGGACCGGCGGGGGGAACTTTTTCCAACTCTACGGTATATTTTTGAGAAAGGGGAAGCCATGACAAAGGAAAAATGGGTTGAAACTATCGAAAAACAGATGGAAAAACTCGGTACGGCCGACCCATCTTATCAATCTGCGGTAGAAACGCTTGCAGAGATACTGGAACAGCGGGATAAGACCAAGGCCGAGTTCAAAAAGTCCGGCGGTAAGTCCGTCATCGAATATACCAACAAAGGGAACGCCACAAACATGGTAAAAAACCCTCTGTTGATTCTGTGGGACGACCTCAACAAGAGCGCACTGGCATACTGGCGCGAATTGGGGCTTACTCCATCGAGTTTCCGCAAAATGACCGGCGGAGTGAAGGAAAAGGAGGAAAAGGGCGGCCTTGCCGCTGCTCTTGCCAGCCTTGAGACAGATTAAGGGTAAGAACTGGCCCGTAGTCCTTGAGTATGCCGAAAGCATCAGAGACGGGAGAAAGGCCGCTTGCAAGGAATTGCGGCAGGCTGTTGACCGTTTCTTTGCTGACCTCGATAATGACGAGTACGATTTCGCGCCGAAAGGGCCGGAGTTCTGTATTCAAATCATCGAAAAGACCCTCTGCCACCAGCAGGGGGAAAAGCTGGACGGTACACCGCTCCGGGGAAAGCCGTTCCTGTTGGAGCCGTTTCACAAATTCATCATATACAATCTTCTTGGGTTTAAGTTGAAAGGCACCGATGTGGTGCGGTTTCATGAAGCCCTTATTTTTATCCCTCGAAAGAACATCAAAACCAGTTTTGCCGCTTCCCTCGCATGGGCGCTGTCCCTGTGGTACCGGCGCAGCGGTTCCAAAACCTACATATCGGCCGCGGCTCTGATGCAGTCCCTTGAAAGCTTTAATTTTCTGGATTATAACATCCGGCTTATGGGCGAGGACGAGAAGCATGGCGGCGGTGTAAAGATCATTGACAACAACAACGAGCACTCAATGGAGGCAGAGCTTCCAGACGGCTCGTTTTTTATCCGCGCTCTGGCTGCAAACCCGGATGCGCAGGATTCTCTTAACTGCAATATTGCGATCTGCGATGAAATCCACGCTTTTACCAAGCCTAAGCAGTACAACCTTTTTAAGGAAGCCATGAAAGCCTACACCAACAAGCTGCTGATAGGTATTTCCACGGCTGGCGATAACGAACAGGGCTTCCTTGGGCAGCGGCTGCAATACTGCCGAAAGGTGCTGGATGGCACCATCAAGGACGAACAATATTTTATCTTTATGTGCTGCGCCAATCCGGATGAGGATGGAAATATCGACTATACCAATCCCCTGGTACATGAGATGGCCAATCCGGCCTATGGCGTTTCCATCCGGCCGGAGGAAATTCTAAACGATAGCTTGCAGGCGCAGAATGACCCGCAGCAGCGGAAAGATTTCTTCGCAAAGTCTCTCAATGTCTATACCGGGGCTATCAAGTCCTATTTCAACCTCGACGAATTCCGGCGAAGCGATGAAAAATATAACTGGACGCTGGACGAGCTTTCCAAGCTCCCAATAGACTGGTACGGTGGTGCAGACCTCTCAAAAATGCACGACCTAACGGCGGCTGCGCTTTTTGGAAATTACAAAGGCGTGGATATCATCATCAGTCACGCTTGGTTCCCTGTGGTGCAGGCTCATGTTAAGGCCGACGAGGATGGTATACCGCTTTTCGGCTGGGCCGATGATGGACTTTTGACCATGTGCAACAGTCCAACCGTAAACCACGCCGATGTTGTCAACTGGTTTGTTACAATGCGAAAGCGCGGTTTCCGAATACGACAGGTGGGGCATGACCGTAAATTCTGCCGAGAGTATTTCATTGGCATGAAATCGGCTGGGTTTAACATTATCGACCAACCGCAGTATTTTTACAGGAAATCAGAAGGTTTCCGGCATATCGAGCAGAGCGCCAAAAATGGGACGCTGTACTATATGCATTCCGAAGCATATGAGTATTGTGTTGGGAATGTCTCGGCCGTCGAAAAGACAGACGACATGATCCAGTACGACAAGGTAAGACCGACAAACCGAATTGATGTGTTCGATGCCTCCGTATTCGCCACGGTGCGGTACTTGGAGGCTTTGGATAAATCTAAAGCAGGAAAGAAATGGTGGGGTGATAAATGAGCATAGCAAATTTTCTTGAGCGCTTCCGCTCTCGGGATAAGCCCCAAACGCGGAGCGCTGTATGCCTGTGTGATGGAACCGGCTGGAAAGACCTAACCTGTTCCGGCTATACAGACCTTGCGCACAACCCGGAAATCTGTGCCGCTGTTGATAGGATTGCGTCTTTAATTGGAAGTATGACAATCTATCTGATGCAAAACACCGATAGTGGAGATATCCGGGTTAAAAATGGGCTGTCTCGTGTGGTTGATATCGAGCCGAACAGTTACATGGGCCGGTCAAACTTTATCCAGTGGATCATCAAAACAATGCTGCTGGATGGCCGGGGGAACGCTGTAGTGCTCCCAAAGACCCGGAAGGGGCTGCTCCGGCGGCTTGACCCGATTCCGGCGGCGTTTGTAGCATTTGTACCGAATGGGGAACGGTATTATAGCATCGAAATATCTGGGAAACCCTATGACCCGAATGATGTGCTGCATTTTGCCATAAATCCGAGCAATTATTACCCATGGCAAGGCACTGGGTACAGCATTGCGCTGGCTGATGTGGCAAATAACCTCAAGCAAGCGGCGAAAACAGAAAATGGCTTCATGGCCAGTGAATGGAAACCATCTCTTATCGTGAAGGTGGATTCGCTGACGGACGAGTTTTCTGACCCGGAGGGGCGCGCAAAGCTCCTTGGCGATTTTGTGGCAAGCAATAAAGCCGGGGAACCTTGGCTGATTCCTGCCGAGCAATTCTCGGTGGAACAGGTAAGGCCCCTTACTCTATCTGATCTTGCGCTGGCAGACTTCGTAAAACTGGATAAAACGACGGTGGCAACCATTCTTGGCGTGCCGCCTTTTGTTTTGGGCGTTGGCGAGTTCAAGCGAGACGAATGGAACAACTTTATTTCTTCCCGTATCATGCCGATTGCACAGATTTTGGAGCAGGAGTTTAGCCGAAAGCTGCTCGTATCTCCGGATTACTTTTTCCGCTTCAATGTCCGCTCCCTCTACAACTATTCCTTGGAGGAAACCATCAAAGCTGGCGCGGAAATGGTTGACCGCATGGCAATGACACGGAACGAGTGGCGCAGTTGGGTTGGGCTTACTCCGCACGAGGGAATGGATGAGCTTTTGGCCCTTGAAAACTACATTCCCGCGGACCGCCTTGGCGATCAGAAAAAACTAAACGGAGGAGGTGAGTAAATGGTAGGAGCAAGACAGGCAATCAGCCGCAGTGGCGACTTCAAAACCCGCGCTGCTGATGGGAACCTCTACATTGAGGGCTATTTCGCCACCTTTACCGGCGAATACCGGATGTGGGATAAAGCCATCGAGCGCATTGACCGAGGAGCCTTTGATGGTACCCTCGGTGATGATATTCGGGCGCTGGTTAACCATGATACCACAATCGTGCTTGGCAGAACAACAGCTGGTACACTGACCCTCCGCGTTGACGATTTGGGCCTTTGGGGGTCCATCCTCATTAATCAAGCGGATCAGGATGCCATGAACGCCTATGAGCGCGTAAAGCGTGGGGATGTTTCCCAATGTTCTTTCGGCTTTGACATCCTTGACGAGGAAACCGAAATCCGGCCAGATGGCACAACCGTGTGGACTATTCGCAAAGTCAAACTGTATGAGGTATCGGTCGTTACCTTCCCGGCCTACGAGGACACCATGGTAGAGGCTCGGAAAAAAGACCTTGAAAAGATCAACGAGCGCAAGCTCGACCAATGGAGGGCCGAAGCCCTCAAAAAGCTAAGAAAGGAGTGCTGACATGGCACTGAAATCCATTATGATTGCCAAAAAGCTGGAACTGAAAAGAGCAGCTTTTGAGGCACTGGTAGCTAAAGACGCAGAATTTGCAACACGCTCCGCTGAAATCGAAAAAGCAATCGGCGAAGCTACCACCGATGAGGAGCAGCAGGCTGTTGAGGACGCCATGAACAAATTTACCGAGGAACAGGATGCCCACAACGCTGAAAAAGAAAAACTGTCCGCAGAAATCAAGGGCCTTGAGGAAGATTTGGAAAATGCCGAAAAAGATCCTCCCAAGGCTGAACCCAAAGCAGAAAAGAAAGACGAAAGGAATGATTTTACCATGAATACCATCAACATTCGCTCCCTCCCCATGAATGTGCGCGCCTTTGACGCTCTTCCCAAAGAGCAGCGTGACGCTATCGTAGCCCAGCCCGATGTGCAGACCTTCTTTGCGGAGCTTCGTAACGCTGCCCGCAGCAAGAGAGATATCACCGGTGGTGAGCTGACCATCCCTGTTGTATTCCTCGACCTCATTGCCGAGAATATGTATCGCTACTCCAAACTGATGCGTCGGGTCCGCATCCGCAATGTCAATGGCGAAGCCCGTCAGACCATTGCCGGTACTGTCCCCGAGGCCGTTTGGACTGAAATGTGCGGCGCCATCAATGAGCTGACCTTCAGCTTTAACCAGATCACTCTTGACGGCTTCAAGGTTGCCGGTTATGTTCCTGTTTGTAATTCCCTGCTGGAGGATAACGATGTAAACCTCGCCTCCTGGATCGTCGAGATGCTGTCCGAGGCTATCGGCCTTGCCAAGGATAAGGCCATCCTGTACGGCAAGGGCGCTGGTCAGAAGATGCCTCTCGGTATTGTGACGCGTCTGGCGCAGGAGAGCAAACCCAGCGATTACCCGGCCAATGCTCCTGCTTGGGTTGACCTGCACACCTCCAACATCATCACCATTCCCACCGCTTCCACCGGCGAGGCTTTCTGGGCTGCGCTGGCTGTTGCTGCTGGTAACACCTTCACCCGCTATTCCCGCGGCGAGCGCTTCTGGGCTATGAATAGCAAGACCCTGGCTACTCTGCAGTCCAAGGCAATCCTTGCTACCGCTTTGGGCCGGTATGTCACCTTTGACGGTATGACCATGCCCATCATCGGCGGTGATGTGGAAATCCTCGAATTTATCCCCGATGGCGACATCGTTGGCGGCTATGGCGACCTGTACCTGTGGGCGCAGCGCTCCGGCATGACCATCGAAGCATCCCGCGAGGTTCAGTTCATTCAGGACAACACCGTATTCCGCGGCAAAGAGCGTGCTGACGGTATGCCCGTTATCCCCGGCGCTTTTGTGGCGATCAACATTAACGGCGCTTCCGTAACCACCTCCATGACCTTTGCGGCTGATACCGCCAACAACGCAAAGCTGTCTGCTCTGACCGTTGGAAACCTGTCCCTCAGCCCTGCTTTTGATGGCGATGTGCTGAGCTACACCGCTACCGCTTCCGCTACGACTGCTGCCGTAAACGCCACCACCGAGGTCGCAGGCGCACAGGTTGCTATCGCCTACAACAACGCCAATGTGAAAAACGGCGGCACTGTTACTTGGCTGGCTGATGGCACTGCCCATCCTCTGACCGTAACCGTGAAGAACGGCAACGAGACCGTAGTCTATACCGTCAATGTAACCAAGGCTTCCTAAGGGGGGTTAAAGCATGACAGACGCTGACATCCTTGTGATCTTGAAAGTCGATTTGCAGCTTTCCACCGCAGCGCTGGACAACTATCTCTTGGCGCTGATCGCGTCTGCCAAAGAGTACATTGCCACCGAGGGCATCGTGCTCTCCACCAGTACGGGTGATGCCGTACTGGTGGAGATGTACGCCGCTTACCTCTACCGGCAGCGCAGAGAGAAAGTAGTGGCAATGCCGCGTATGCTGCGCTGGGCACTCAACAACCGACTGTTTGAGCAAAAGGTGGGTGGTTGATTTGGATGATCTCATTACATTAATCTCCCAAACCTTTGAGCAGAACGATATCGGGGTACAGATTGCCACAGAAACCACAACACAGGTCTGGGCGCGGCTGCAGTCCGCTACACGGGCGGAGTTCTATTCCGCCGGTCAAAACGGCTTGCAGCCGTCCCTTGTGGCGGTTACTCCTATCGCCAACTATGCTGGGCAGAAATTAGCCGAGTGGCGCGGCACACGCTATTCCATTTATCGCACCTATTTTGCAACAGGCAGCGATGAAATAGAGCTGTACCTAGAGGAAAAGGTGGGCAACGATGTCGAAAACGGTTAGACCGGATGAGTTGACAACGGCAATCCTGTCCGAACTGAAAAACTATGACCAGGCCGTTACGAATGGCGTAAAAAAAGAGGTTCGGCAGGTGGCAAAGGAATGCCGCCAAGACATTGTGACCGGCAGCCCGGTACAGACCGGCGATTATAAGGCCGGTTGGCGTGACAAGGTCGCATATGAGAGCTACAGCGATATCCGTATGCGAATTTTCAACAAAACGGATTACCAGCTCACGCACTTGCTGGAACATGGTCACGCAGGCCCAGGCGGAACCGCAAAAGGCTCTGCCCGCCCATTCCCCCACATCGGCCCAGCGGAGCAAAAGGCAGAGCAGAAACTATTAACCCGTGTAAAGGTGGTGATTAAGAAAGGATGACACTGCAAGAGGTCCATTCCCTGTTAAAACAGACGAGGATGCCCGTAGCTTACGGTTACTTTAATAAGCCGCAAAAGTTACCGTATATCCTCTATCGCGTCTCCTACTCCAATAATTTTGGCGCTGACAATGTGGTGTATCACCCCATCAACCATATACAGGTTGAGCTTTACACAAAAGATAAAGACCTAACAGCAGAGGGCAAAGTCGAACAGGCCTTGTCCTCTCTGTTTTGGCAGAAGTCCGAGAGTTACATTGAAGATCAGCAGTGTAACCAAGTAGTTTATGAAATCGAGGTGTAAAAATGGCTGATAAAGTTAAATTCGGTATCTCGAATGTCCATTACGCTATCCTCGACGGGGAAAATAACACCTATGGCACTCCCGTAGCCATCCCCGGCGCAGTTAGCCTGTCTTTGGAGCCTTCCGGCGATACCACACCGTTTTATGCGGACAACATTCAGTATTTCGTAGCCGTGGCGAACAGCGGCTACACCGGCGATCTCGAAGTTGCCGTTTTCCCCGAAGCATTCCTCAAGGATGTTTTCGGGTATACTCTTGACACCACCAGCAAGGTGATGATCGAGAATGCAAACATTCAGCCCAAGTCTTTCGCACTGCTGTTCCAAGAGGAGGGCGATGTGAACGGGACGAAGTTTGTTCTTTACAACTGCACCTGCACTCGGCCTACCCGTGAGCTGAACACCACGACCGAGAGCGTAGAGCCGCAGACGCAAACCGTCAGCATCACCGCTTCCCCGCTGGCAAACGGCAACTCCCTTGCCTACACTACGGCGGAGACCCCGGAGGCGACCGTGAACGGCTGGTACACCGCCGTATTCACTCCGACGACTGGAGGCTGAAATGAACAAAGTAATCGAGATCGACGGAAAAAGCGTAGGGTTGTGCGCTAATGCGCTGACCCCACGCATCTACCGCCATAAAGTGGGTCGGGACATTGTCCGTGACCTGCAAAAGCTACAAATGGCAGCGACATCCGAGGACGGATCTTTTTCCGTAAGCGATCTTGAAATATTTGAGGATGTCGCTTTTATCATGGCTCGGCAATATGACGGGTCCATCCCGGACAATGTTGACGAGTGGCTGGAGCAGTTTGAGATGTTTTCCATCTATAAAGTGCTCCCTGCCATTTTGGAGCTTTGGAGCCTGAACAACAAGACTACCGCTGTTCCAAAAAAAAAATAAAACAAACCGTGCGTGAGCCCACCGGGTCAACCTTTATGCTCCGCTGCGCTGAACTCGGTTTATCCGATGAAGCGCTGGAGGACATGACCTGCGGAATGGTCTATGATTTGATGATCGAAAAGGCCAACGACGCAGAACAGTATGCCATAAGGGGCAGACCCGGCGGCTTGCGTGATTTCTTCGCAGGAGGTGGTAAGATTGGCTGAAAATGTTAAAGGCATCGTTGTTGAAATCGGCGGCGATACAAAGGGATTGTCGAAAGCGATCAGCTCGCTGAACAGCGAAATCCGTGGGACACAATCGGAGCTTAATAAAGTCAATCGCCTGCTGAAACTCGACCCGACTAATATTGACCTGCTCAAACAAAAGGAGCAATTGCTCGGGGAACAAATCAAAAATACAGAAAACAAGGTTGAAAGCCTCCGAAACGCCAAAAAGAAAGCGGATCAGGAAATGGCGGACGGCACGGAGATCAACCAAAAACAATACCGTGAGTTAGTCCGGGAACTGACCAGCGCCGAACTAAAGCTGAAAGACCTACAGGCCGAAGCGTCCAAGAGCCGTGCGGCACTTGCACAGGTTTCAGCAGTTACAGGCGAAATAGCAGAAAAGTCCGGGAACATTGCAAAGAAGTTTGCACCGGCATCTTTGGCCTTTGCAGGCGCAGGAGTGGCAGCCACAAAAGCGGCTGTAGAATTTGAAAGCGCCTTTGCTGGCGTTGAAAAAACAGTAGACGGCACTACAGAGCAGCTTGCGGCACTCAGGCAGGGCATATTGGACATGGCAGAAGAAATTCCTGCGTCCACTACGGAGATTGCGGCGGTTGCGGAAGCTGCTGGACAGTTGGGTATTGCCACCGATGATGTACTTGACTTTACCCGCGTTATGATCGACTTGGGCGAAGCAACAAACCTTTCCGCTGATGAAGCTGCCTCTGCACTTGCCAAATTTGCCAACATTACCGGAACGACCGCTGATGAATACTCCAAACTCGGCAGTACCATCGTTGACCTTGGCAATAACTTTGCCACAACAGAGCGCGATATTGTTGAGATGGCTACACGCCTTGCGTCTGCTGGTACAGTTGCCGGGTTGTCCGAACAGGATATCCTTGCATTGTCCACCGCAATGTCCTCTGTTGGCATCAACGCAGAGGCAGGCGGTACGGCAATGACCCAAACAATGACCGCAATAAGCAAGGCTGTGTCTGCCGGCGGTGATGATCTTGAAACATTCGCAAAGATTGCTGGTGTATCTGCTTCTGAATTCGCAGATATGTGGGGCAATGAACCGATAGACGCAATCAGTGCTTTCATCGGCGGGCTTGGGAAGATGAACGAAAATGGAGAGGACACAATCTCCGTATTGGATGAATTGGGGCTCTCCGGGATTCGCCAGTCTAATATGCTTCGCGCGTTAGCCCTTGCATCCAATGTATTGGACGATGCTGTTACAACCGCAAATACTGCATGGGACGAAAATATTGCCCTCTCCAACGAGGCAAGCAAAAGATACGCAACGACCGAAAGCCAGATGAAAATACTCCGAAACGGGCTCAATAACTTGGCGATTTCCATCGGTGATATCCTGCTGCCGATTATCAATAAAATCGTCGCAGGGCTTCAAAACGCAATCGATTGGTTTTCAAACCTCGACGATGGTGTAAAGAAAACAATCCTTATTGTCGGCGGCCTTATTGCGGCAATCTCTCCTGTTGCTGGAATCATATCAGGCATAGCCGGAGCGATGAGCAAGCTGACAGGCACGGTAATACCTGCCCTTATTGAAGCGGCAACTAAAATGGGGCCGATTATTACAACCGTTGTAGAGGGAATTTCAAGCGGAATTGGGGCGGCAATAGGTTTTATTACAGAAACAGCTATCCCAGCCGTTATGAGCGCTGTGTCATCTGCGTTCACATTTATAACGGGAACTGTAATCCCTGGAATTGTAACGGGCATAACGACAGCTGTTAATTTTTTGATAGCCAACCCGATAGTTCTGATTATTTCCGCCATTGTAGGACTTGTTGCGCTGATTGCAACAAAGGGCGACGAGATACAGGCCATCCTCCAGCGTGTGGATGATTTCTTGCAGGGCGTATTTACGACGGATTGGTCGGAATCGTTTGGAGTATTGGGGGAAATCTTAAATTTCTTCTTCTCAACAGTAAAATCCATTTGGGATTCCATAAAGGCCGTTTTTGACGGTATTATCGATTTTGTTCGTGGCGTTTTTACTGGAGATTGGGAAAGAGCATGGAAAGGTGTGCAGGAAATCTTTAAGGGAATCTTTACGGCGCTTGTTGACATTGCAAAAGCGCCCCTTAACGGCATCATTGCACTAATCAACATGGTCATTGACGCAATCAACTGGATGATAAACGGTCTGAATAAGATCCACTTTGATGTCCCTGACTGGGTTCCTGTTTTGGGCGGTAAGTCCCTCGGATTTAATATTCCGACCATCGGAAAAATTGCTTATCTTGCCAAGGGCGGAGTTTTGTCCTCCGGCAGCGCCATCGTCGGCGAAGCCGGGCCGGAGCTGCTTACCATGGCCGGTGGCCGTGCCCATGTTATGCCACTGAACGGAAACGACCGTGGCGGCATCACCATCGAAATGAACAACACATTTAACGGCTAC